GGATCACCAGGGCATACCCTGAAGTCTCTCCGTATACCATGATGCAGCTGAAGATCCATCTCCGCAAGCTGACGGATCTGTACGGAGATCTGCCGGTCACGTCCGTCAAACCATCCCAGATCAAATCCGTTTATTCCTCCGCGTATCTCGGAAAATCAAATTCATATATCCGGGCCGCGAAGCAGCTTTTCTGCTCTCTCTTTGACGCGATCGTTTCCGACGGATTCCTGGCCTCCAATCCGGCCAGAGCAAAGTCCGCAAAACCGCATAAAGGATCGGAAGGATCTCACCGGCAGATCACTCCGCAGGAGCGCACCTGGATCGAAACTCTCTGCACGGATCACCGAGCATGGCCAGCCGTCATGGCGATGCTCTATTCCGGCATCCGTCCGCAGGAAATGAAAGCCCTGAAGATCGACCGGGACGTGGATTTTGACGCGGAATTAATTTCCCTCCATGAGTCCGCGCACAGGGTCGGCCTGAACAATTATATACTCACCGACAAAGGAAAAACTCCCAAGGCCATGCGCACCATCCCGCTTTTCCCGCCGCTGAAGGCCGCGCTCGCCGGACGGACTGGCTACGTGATCCGTTGTGCAAACGGAAAACCGGTTACCGTCAACTCATGGAAGCGTACCTGGGAATCCTACGTTGTTTGCATGGAAACAGCCATCAACGGCTGCCGGAAGCGCTGGTACGGACGGACAAAAGAGCACAGGGCCATCCTCGACGCCGGCGGCCAGCTGCCGCCATGGATCGAGTTCACGGTCGTTCCGTACGATCTCCGGCACTCCTTCTGCTGTATGTGCCGGGACAACGGCGTGGAGATCAATACCTGCATCCGCTGGATGGGCCACGCGGACGCAAAAATGATCCTGAAGGTCTATGACGAAGCCTCCGACGACCGCTCTGAAAAAGAAGCCGAAAAGCTGAAAAAAACGCTCTTTCGTAGTGGAAATGGTAGTATAGAAAATTCCGAAACCTCAGAATCTGTTGAAAAATAAATACTTCCAGCTCTCATGATCATTCGCCTGGTCGGCGAATATCCGTAGTAGAAACCATCACTTTCAAAGCATAAGAAAAGCCCGTGATTCATAACGATCACAGGCTTTTTTGTTTGCATGACTCAATGTCCAAAACATATCAAAAAGATCATTTCAGACCAACTTTGGTAGTATAAACGGTAGTATAAAAATCACCCCTCCGGCCATTTCACCCGCTCATACGCATCAATCAGCGGCGCCTTGTCCAGGCAAAAATCCGTATACCCAAGCATCACCGTGTAGAAATAGTGATCACTCGGAGCCTCCAGCGGAAATCCATCGTTCATCACATAAGCCAGGGCCGTCACCATCTTTCCGGTCAGCTCCTCCGGATCTGGAACCATCACAGGAAAACGTTCTTTCCGGTAGAAGCGCGGAAAGCCTTCATACCTGTCCAGGTTCTTCTCGTCCTGGTCGCTGATCTGCCATATGCCGCACGGCACTTCTGCGCCTTTCTTCGGCTCAATCGTCAGATACCCGCGCCGGAAAACAGGTTCATAATCCAGCATGATATAACGGCAAACTGGAACCGCATCCGGGCACCGGAAAGCCATCTGATTCTTGTTCAGGTTCGATCCATAGGCCAGGTAGTATTTCATCTTTCATCCCTCCCGTATAATTTCATCCCGCATTCCGGACAATACTGAACAAACATCTTCCCGCTGCAGATCGGGCATCTGCCCTCGTCCTCAAGGATCAGAAGATCCTGCATGTCGCCTTTCTGCTCTTCCCATCCGTAAGGGTACAGATCCGCATCTCCGTTCACCCGGAACATAAACATGACAATTTTTCCATCAAAGCAGTTGACCTGCTTCGATTCGTGGAAAAATTCGAGGATTTCTTCCAAGGTGATCTTGCCCCTGGACTTTTTGACCGTAACGGTATTTCGGTCCATGTCTTTCCATTCCAATGACAATCCTGACATTATCGCGCCTCCTCACTCATACACAAACTCGTAGCATCCGCAGTCGTTTTCAGTTTCATCCTGCCATTCGTAGACCTGGGCGCGTCCTCCCATTCCGCATTCGCAGTCCATCCGGTACTGCTCCGCGTCGGTGATTTTGTCGAAGAAAGCCGCCCCTTGCTTTCCTTCGATCACCGTGACCACCATGTACTTCTTCATGTGCTTGCCCTCACTTTCTCCGGCTCATGACCGGTTTTCGACATGATAATACCATTTTAGAATTGTATTGTCAATACACAAAATATCAGCAAATATTACTAAATGTCACTTAATGTCACCAAAAGACATCCGTTATGCAAACAGAAAAGGCCCCGATTCTCACCGGAGCCTGTCCATGACCGCATTATACAGCCGCGGATGGATGGCGCGGATCGTATCCATCATCTCATCCATCAGCGGCCAGATCTCCCGTTGCGGTCTTCCGTTGATCCGTCGTGCAAACGCGCTGTCGCTGTCAATCTCTATCATCGGTTCCGACTCTGTTTGCATGGCGTAGGAATAATCAGGGGAAAAGGGGAGCCGTTCGACATCTTTATCCTCCCCGAACAGCTCCCGCCGGATCGTATAAAACGCGGCCAGTTTGATACATGTGCTGGCGTTCGGGTTTCTCTGGCCCTGGCATTCGGCAATCGCTTCCTGCAGATCCTTCTCGGTGATCACGGGCCGTCACCCCCTCACGCGTTTTCCAGCTTCTCGACCATACGCTGAATTTCCTGGCGCGTCCGGTCATCCGGAGCGTCCATCATCAGATCGCGCATTTTGTCAGCCAGAGTGTTACGGGAATATCCGCGTTCACCGGAATACCGGCCCATGCGGTCACGCTTCTGCGCGTAGGAACCGCCGTGACCATAGGAACCGCGGTACATGTTCCGATAAGAACCTTCCGGCCAGTTTCCGCTGTAGTCTTCATCCTCCATAAAGGCCATGATCTTCTTGATGGATGCGATGGAATGCGTCAGCTTGTCGATGTTCTCCAGATCGCCGGAGCTGATGCCGTTCTTCGCTTTCCGGGTAACGTCCTTCAGCTGATCGGACAGGATATCACACAGGGTTTCCAGATCTTTCATGAAGTCCATGTTTTTTCCTCCTTTCCGTCAGGCTATCCGCGAGACAACCAGGTTCGCGTTCTGCACGTTGATCTCGGGCGCCACGCCTCCGGGAGCGGCCGGAGCGGACGTGTTTTCCACCGTTACCGTGAAGCAGCAGCCCCTCGGAACGGTGATGATCGCCGTGCTGGTTACATTGCCGTATTCATCCACTGCGGCTGGTGTAATGATCGCCCGGCTGGTCTGGATCGGCTCGCCATCGATCGCCAGCGCCACGCTGATCGGACCGACGTCCGCGCCTTCAGGCAGCGCGATGTTCCCGTTGAAGGTCACCTGGTACCGCGCGAAACAAGCCTGCGGACAGTTCACAATACCGCGGAGAATAACAATCCCGGAGTTTTCCCGGTGGAACACATATCCCTTGTTGCAGGGGATCACGGTGTCCAGCAGGACGTTCTGGTTCGGTTCCACCAACTGGACCGGGTTATACGCATATTCTGCCATCGGTATCACCTCACGCTCCGCAGCTCATGCCGTAGGTTCCGCAGCAGTTCGGATTCTGAACCACATAGGCAGGAACGGCTCTGGGCGCCACATACTGTTCGACCTCGTTGGCAAGGTTGCGCTGGCCGGCCTGAATGGCTGCAGTCTGCACATCCTGGGACGCCTGTCCGCGGGCGAAGATCAGTTCCTGGCGCAGCTGGGCGATCGTGTCGTTCTTGGCGTCGAGCTTGTCCTGGCAAAGCTGGTCTTTGATGCTCTGAATACCGCCGTTAAGCGCGGTCAGCAGGGCATTGGTGTTTTCCGCATTCGCGGTCCGGGTAGCGCAGGCTTCCGTGCCTACGGTGTACCGCAGGTCCGCAGTCGCGGCGCGGTTGTCGCAGCAGCACTGGGCCATCTGCGCCTGCAGGGCCGTCATGCCGGCGGTGTTCGCGGTCTGTGCGGCGAAGCTCCGCTCCAGAGCGGCAATCTCGTTGCTGCTCATCTGCTGAGCGATTCCGTTGAATCCGTTGCACAGCTGCGTGCCGATTCCGGTGATCCCGTTCTGGATTCCGGTGATCTGCGTGTTCAGCATCTGATCCCGGAAACCGCCGTTGATGTTCTGCGAATTGTTCATCCACGGATACAGTCCGTCCATGCCGAAACCGCCGCCCATGCCTCCCCATCCGCCCATCATCATGAACAGGAAGAAGAGAACCAGGATCGACAGATCTCCGCCGAACAGGCCGCCGCCGAAGCCATTGCCGCCGAAGCCCGACGGCTGGACCAGCATGGTCGTTCCCATGCTGCCATTTTCATCAGTAAGAGCCATTTGTTTTGATTCCTTTCGTTTTATTTATCCAGATCGTCTATGCGCACTCGACGAAAAGAATCAGAATGGTTATTTTGAAAAAGCTGATCAGGCTTTTTCGATGTTACCGTCTACTGCTGCATGAACAGCAGGATCAACAGCAAACCCGTCCAAAAGTCGTTTGAGTCGTTCCCCGCTTTCTTTGCGAAATCGGATGTCTTTCAGTTCCTCACGCAGGATCGTGTAGTCATTCAGCGTCACGGTCTTCACCGGTTTGCTGATGATGTAGTCCACGATTTCCTCAATCTTCGTTTCGATCTTTTCTTCCACGATTATTTGCCTCCCATCATTTTTTGGAACTGCTGTGCCATCTGCATGGCCTGGTTGTACATGCCCTGGTTCACCTTGCCGCTGTTCATCAGCTGCTGGATCTGCTGATTCGCGTCACCCTTGAACGTCTGCTTGAACTGCTGGAAACGCTGGGCCATCATTTGCATCATCTGCATCGGATTACTCATCGTCATCCTCCTTCGTCAGCCTGGACCGGCGTTTTCCGG